TAACAGAAAATGAAATTTCTTCATTATCAGCGTTTGTCATATGTGCTATTACCTGATTAACACGGCCTAGTTTATTACTTAAGTTATCTAAATTATTATTTAGTGTAGTAATCTGCTGAGCTAAGTTATATGTAACCACTGAGCTTGGTATTTTTGTTGAGTCATTTACGGCAGTTGTTTGTACTATGTCAGTTTTATTAATTTTATCGTTTTGTAAATCTGTTACATTATTTTGCAAGTTATTTATTTGGGTCTGCAAAGAAGATATATTACTTAAAATATTTTCTAATTCGTCAGGGTTATTTTTTAAATCTGTTATTAATTGTTGCAAAGCTACATATGTAGTTTCAGATGTGTCAAGTAATTCCTGCAATTCATTTATCGTTGCAAACCGTCTTACAGTTCCCGGTTCAACGCAAAAATAAACCTCTCCTGTTGGCGTACCATGGTCCAATACAAGCGAAAATTCGCCTGGTACCATTTTATTAGGGTCAAAATCTGCCCATTTTCCTCGCCTTATTTTTATCGCCATATTATCAGCTCCTTATGTATGATTTTATATTTAATTGAGCCGATACACGTTTTAAGGTATTACTCCTGATTTCAATTTCATGCCATCCGATTGTTGTTATCCATTGAGTCAAGTCTACAATACCCTTTGCATTAGCTGGACTATTCTCTATTTGCACTCTTAAAACCCCATCAACATAAATGTCTAGAGCATAATTGGTAATGGACTTTTCTTGTATACCAAAGTCCAAATCATGAGTGTGTGCTGGAAATTCAACTGTATGGTTATGACCTGGTATTGTAACTGTATGTGCATGTGTACCTCCAGTAAATGAATGGCTATGTGTCTCCGAAGCAGTATGACTATGTTCTGGAATAATAACTAAATGTGTATGATTTGGAATACTCAACGAATGAGAGTGAGCAGTTCCGGATTGTGCTGTTGTTTCTCCAGTAGAACCAGAATATGAACCGCTGCTTTGAGCAAGAGCCGCTGCTTCTCCTCCACTTATAGTTATATTTGCACTGGCATTACCAACAGTACCGGATACTTGGGCATAATTTGTTAATGCACTTGTTGCAGAATATTGCCATGTTGTTCCTACACTTTCTCCACCGCTTTCTGCTGTTTTTGAATATGTCCTAAAATTTTGTTGCGAAAATTTTAACAGTACTTGATTTATCTTTGAAACCTTATCATCTATATTAAATGGCATTATTAAAGGGAAGCCGTCTTGGATGTTGTCAACAAAGCTCAAGTTGTCTGAATTGGCAACACCATATTGCATATCTATTAAGGTTGAGCCATCGGTCGAATAAAGTTTACCTGCTCTTATCCAATCTGCATGTATTCCTATCGCAGCCAGAACATTAAATACTGCGTTTCCTTCTGCGTCAAACCCTGCTGTAAAAGTTTTTCCACCATCTGTGCTAACTGCAAAAGCGTCAGCTGTCTGTTTCCATATCTTTTGACTTTCTGCCAATGTTGGTTTGTCATGCATATAGTAAATGACAGAACCATCCTCTAAAACTTCTTCGCTTTTATAAACACCAAATGAATGTGCAACTAAGTCATTAAGTTGTTTTACCATCAAGTCATATGCTTTGATTTTCCTATTAGTTTCTTTTCTTGCTTCAACAATAGTCTTAGTTTCAACAGAATATTTTACGGAACTATTTCTTGTTGGGCTTTCTGAATCACATGATATTTTCATTCTTTGGCTTACTGTATAGTTAAGCGAAGTTATAAAAGATTGGTATGTCACATACCCTCGACTGGTTCGCAACGATATATAACAAGGGTCGCCAGCCTCAACAGACGGGTCACTTAAAACATTGGCAGAAAACGGTCTAAATTTCATACCTACAATTTTAGCGCCAACCATATTTGCTACTCGGTCAACATCAGCTTTTGACTGTATCAAAGGATTCTTTTCTATTGATAGTACATATCCATCAGACCCGAATAATTTAGTGTATGTTTCTTCTCCATTGATGAAACTGACCTTAATTCCGGTAATAACAACATCATCAACAGAAACTGAAGGAATGGACCCAAAATCATAAAAATGGTGGTAACGCTTCATTTGTTCAAACGTTCCACCATCAATTATGTCCCCACTTGTATAATCAATAAAATTTCCACCGTCTACAGAATCACCAGATTGATAAGATGATTCATCTGTGCTGTCAAAGCGTCCACCATCAACGCTGTCAGTCTGTTCAAAAACGCTGGTGTCGTACCATTTCATTTCAAGTGCGCCGTTTATATTACATTTTGCAAAGTTTCCTGTGACTTGTCCGATATAAGAAATCATATCGAGACAAGAGAGTGCATCATCAACCGGCCTTTCATTTATCACATAATCGTCATTATCAAATGTAGGCGTAGCAAGAGGCACACCACAATGCAAACATATTGATACTAATAAATTTTGAACAGTTGTAGGAAATACGATTTCAATTTCGGAAAATGGTCTAGCAAACTTGTGCATATTATCATAACAGATTAACGTGATTATATTACCGCCTGTTCCTGGATCATCAACAGTAAAAAAACCTTTTTTAAGATATTCAACGGATTCAGATAATTGTAAACCAACGTATGGAACAACCGTGGCCCCACTGAAATCGTAGTCATCGAATTTACCATCAAAGTTATCTAAAACTAATTTATGACAACCAATATATGCATATCCTATTTGAAAACTGTTTTTATCGCTTGTAGCCTCGTCAAATGTCATTCCATTTTGAAATATATCTTTATCTTCTAAATTAAATATAGTACCGTCTCGGAATGTAAGAGTAGCTTTTAGTCTAAATTGACGCTCTTCCATGATGGTTTTTCTATATTCATTGCTAGTATTTATCATAGGTCCACCGCCTTAACGCTCAATAAAGTTAAACGATAGAGAAGAGAATATTTTTTGAGTAGTATTCCATACTTTTACCGGCGCTGAACGATCTCCGACATAAAACTCTCTCGTTTCATCTTTGCCGCTTAATGCATCGGGGTATGTAACTTTTACATAAGCTTTACCACATACTAATTGTAATATTTTACTCACTTCTTCTTTAGATAGATTATTCCATGTACATGACAGTGACCGTTTGCTTGCTATAATGTCTTTATTCATTTTTCCATCATTAGTGTTTCTTCCACTTTCTTCGGATGATATATCTGCAAAACCCCATGTAAAAACGGAGGGGCTTTTTATAGCCACTCCGTCTATTTTAAGCATAGCCATATTTAACCCCTCCTAATTGTCTGGGTTTGAAATTCTTTTCTGTATTTAACTTTTTCCATTGCTTCATAGAGTAAATCACTATCAATATAAATTCGATTATCAATTACACCATTATCACTGGATCCCAGGGAAGCAAGCGCAGGTACCAAAACATTAACCATCACATTCTCAACCGCGGTTGCTATACCTTCAATAATCTGGTCATTATTTGCTACTGCAGTTCGCGTACCAAATCTACCGACCAATTCCGGAATTCCATTTTCTCGAGCAATAAATAATTCACCAGTATTAGGGAAACCTCCTTCGGCATATGGTTGCAAAGTGTATGTTGTTGGATATTTGGGCATATAAGCTCGAAGTGTACTATCATCAATATCAATTCCAACTTTAAGTGTAGGAAGCTTCCAATTTCTAATAGTTGTGCTTACACTTTCTAACCATTTTTCAACAGAAGATTTACCCTTGGTGTCTTTTTCTAATGTATCGCTAAAACTGTTTATCATATCTTTGGCATAGATTTTCATATTAGGCGATGCCGTTTTATTAACAGCTCTTTCAATGGCTTTATCAAGATCGAAAATTAAATCTTCGCCTTGTTTCTTTAAATCAGGAATTTTACTTTTAAGACCTCTGATTATATCTTCATTTAATAATTTTCCTGCATTTTCAGCTTTACTCAAAGCTTCCAAAAATACAGGGTCTTCTGAGAGTTTTTGTCCCATTAAGTACCATATGCCGTCCATATTATTTGATAACGCTCTTAATGTCATGTCATCTGTCAAAGCTTCATTAATCCCATCCGCTACTTGTTGTCCAGACTTAAGAGCATCGTCATAAATTTTCTTTAAGTCTTCTCTAGTAGGTTCAAGACCGTCAAGCATCTTGTCCAAACCAGTTCTAGCAGCTTTCTTCAATCCTGAATTCTGCATAGCTTCTTCAACCATAAGCTGCATATCAGAAACCATACCGCTTATGACATTTTCAGCAGGAGAATTTATGTACTGTTCGTACCAATCTTCTGACAGCCAATCCTTTAATTCCTGCCCCAAAATTTCAGCTGCTCCATCAAAACCATCTTTGTAATTCTTAATTAAAACATCATACGCAAAAGAAATGCCTTCAAAAGTAACAGTAGCTTTTGTCTTCGAAAATTCTTCTGCTAATTTCTTAACCTCTACATCCCATTCTTTTTGCAGTTTAGCCCTTTCTTCTGCAGATTTAGCTTTGTCCAATTTAGCCTGATATGCCAAATTAACATTTGTTAAAGCAGTAAAATGAGCTTCTTGCAAAGTATCAAGTCTGTCCTGGATTTTTTCTTGAACTTTATCCACTAAATTCTGGAAACTCTCGGGGGTAACGTCCCCGTCAATAGTAATCATCTGTAATTTGGCCTTAAATTCGGCATCAGCGACTTTGTTAAGAACCTCATTATACTCTTTGATTAAATTATCAATTAATTTTCGTTCAGTATCATCCAGAATTCCGTCAGCCCATGCATCATCTGTGGCTTTTCTTAATTGCTTACCGAGACGTTCCATTTCGCCTTTGGTTTCAGCATAATATTCGTCTACTATAGCAGTAATTTCAGACTTAAACTCGTTGTCACTCTGTATAACTGCATCAAGGGCAAGTTTTACAACATAATGTTGTTGTTCAATATATTTTTCAGAATTACTAATAAATGATTCAATAGCAGATTTATACTGTTCAATTTCACCCTCAGTAAGCTCCATACCAATGGAAATTTTCCAATTTAACTTATTGAGTGTATTAATATTTTCTTGAATATTTTGTTCAATTTCATCAAGTTTTTGCTTTTCAGTAACATAAAAATCTATTTTTGCAGTATATTTAGTAGAAGTAAGCCGTTCTGCAATATCCTCGATGTCTTCCAATGATAATGCTATATCTCCAAAACGTTTTGCTAAATCTTCTTCCACCAATTTCTCGTTATACTTTTTAACAGCCTCATATATAGCCAATAAGCCACCTACAAAAGCAGAAACTGCTAATGCTTTAGGGTCTAATAAAGAAACAACCCCAGCTAATTTTTCAAACCATGAAATAATTTTATATGTAACAAATGCAGCTGCTAAACCTTCCAAGGCAGGAGAAAAATCTTTTATGGTATCAACAAATTTTTCAAGTTTAGGCTGTATTTTATCTGCCAACTCTTCAGCTTTATTTTTCATTTTCCCAAGTTCTTCATTAAACTTTTCAAGATAAGAAGCAGTTTTTTGGTTTATAACTTCATCTAACTCTTTATATCCCGAACCAATATCTATACCAATTTTTGAAGTTTTGCCTTCTGATAGAATATTTAATTCATCAAATTTCAAAAGAGCTTTATATAATTTATTTACAGAGCCAGTCGTTTCATCTGCTTCGTCCCCAATTCCATCTATAGAGTCAGTTATATCCCTGTAAATATTGGTATCAGTATAGTCGGGCAGTTCAAAGCCTACGGCAGATGCTATAGTTTCAAGCATACGCCTTAAAGCAATAACTAATGCATTTATATAAGGTAGAATCTTTGTAACAACAGGTAAAAATATGTTGCCAATAGTACGAGTTAAATTTGTCCATTGTTGCTGTAAAATTCTTATTTGATTTGCAGGAGATTGGATAGTTTTTGCCATGTCTCCAAAGGCAACTTCAGTTTGTTCCATGATAGCGAGCCATCTCAATTGCACTTTAGCAGCTTGGCTCATATGCTCAACAGAATCTTTGATGCCATATTTTAAAGCATACATTTCCAAAGAAGTCTTAGAAATATCGATACCAAGCTCACGGAGAGGTCTTATTTGACCTGCCAATCCAGCCTGTAATTTTTTCATTGCTGTATCAGTATCAATATTCCAGAGTGAAGCAATATCGTTACCTAACATTGTAAAAGATTCAGATATATTCATAGCTGTTTCTGTCGTCAAATTCATTGAATTTGCCATTTGAGCAAATACAGCTTGATAATTCATCATTAAATCTGGATCAAGACTTAATGCTTCGGTAATTTTTTTGTTAAACTTTGTAGCACGGTCAATAAAACTCTTCGCATAATTTTCTGAAGCTGCAGTTCCCATTTCAAGTCCTAGCTTCGAAGCAGCATCTACACCAATTTTCTTAAAACTTGTTTGGAACAGGTTAATAGTTTCAATATAATCCATTGATTTTTCAGTAGCGTCCCATATAGTACGAATAATTCGCCTGATGGCCCATAATTTTGCATATAAGCTAGCAAGAGAAAATGTAAATGCTCTTGTACTACTTACAGCTTTGTTAGTAGTTGCTGAATAAGTTTCTAACGCATTATTAACACCAATCGTTGAAGAACGAACTCTGGACCCCTGAGACGCCAGATTTGCCAAAGCATTAGTCATATCTATAAGGTTCCCAGACACCTGCGGAGATGTTGACAGCGTACGCATTAAATCATTCAATGCGTTAGCCATTAAAGGTATATTATTAATCGCATTAGTTGCGGACTTATAGCCTAATTTAGAAATACTATTTGCTAATTCAGTTATTTTGACAGCACCTTCTGTTAAACCGTTACTTGCTGTCAAAGAGTCAGAAATAGTTCTAAGTGCCGAAGCTGTTGCAGTGATTCCGGCTTGATTAACATTTCCTAATTTTTCAATATTTTTTGCAAGCCTTGTAAACTCGGTTGTTTTGACAGTACTCATGCTTTGCATAGCATGAGATAAACTTTCAACACCACTGGCCAGACCAGCTAAACCAGAAACATTAATTCTGGTTAATGTGTTTGATATTCTATCTAATCTTCCTGTTAATTTATCAAGCTCGTTATTGGCTTTTTGGGCTTGTGTTTGTATTTGTATTTCAAGGCGATCGATTTCATTAGCCATACGTTACACCTACCTTTCAAGTCAGGTAGAAATGAGTAGTAGAAGAGAAGATAAAAAAATAAGCACTCATTTGCAGAGTGCTTATTTTAAGGAATCTATTGAAATTTTTTATTAAATGCATTTGCCCATTCTTCAAATTTTCGGGCTTGAATTTCTGCCTGAAGTTCTTGAGGAATTTTTTCTTTTTCCTCATATTTCAAACTCAAAGGCTGCTCTGGATATTTAACTTTTTTAGGACTTAAGGCTGCTTGAACAGCAGGGACAATATAAAAGCCATGTCTCCAAGCAATACAATCAATTTTTTTGTACTCATCCTTAATACGCTCTAAATATTCCTTTTGATATATTTCCATATATTTTGGATTAAGTTTCCAAAATGTTTCATAAGGTATCCCATATCTGATAGCAGCCGGAAGCCATATTCTTTCTATGGCTTCCGTAAATGTATTTGGGGGATCAAAGTCTATTCCGCTATTTTTGTTGTTTTGCTCGTTGCCTTCTTGACTGTTTTCTTCTCCTGATTCTCCAGGAGTTTTTTGAAAAAACCACTTTCTGTGACGGCAGTAACATATGCACCGTAAATCTCATCCAATGTTCCGCCTCCCAAAACATGTTGCTCCAGCAAGTGATCTGCACCTTCAATATCATTATTTGTGACAATAGCGACAAAAGCACTGCAAATAGTGAATGCCAAATCGGGATCAATCAGGCGCCTTAAAGGAACTCCACATTGCTCTAAAATTTTAGAATGAGCAAAAGTTAATTCGGGAACATTGTATACTTTATTATTAATAGTGACTGTTCTCATGCTTATCCTCCTTCATTTTAATTACTCTGCATCTTTCACAATAGGGGTAGAAGGTACAATGGTAATAGTCATTTCGACTACACCATTAACAGCGGTATCATTGACATATACCGAAAGCTGGCCCTGGAAACTGAATTTTCCGGCAGAGCCTTGCCCGTCATTACCGAACCAAACAGCATATTTTTCAGTTTTATTTTCAAGTAATTTTAGCTCATCATATTTTGCACTATCATAGTTAGCGGTAAATGACATAGCTTCTGTAGATTTGATACCATTAATAAAAGTCTGTGCGTCATCGTCTAAAGTAGTAGTCTCTAGCAATTCCGGAGGTCCACCTAATTGTGGAGTGGTTTTAACAGGAATTAATTGTTGCCAAGAGGAACCTTTATAATGCATAAGTTTAGCGTTATAACTGGAAATAGCTTGTACTGCCATAGTTTATCGCTCCTTTCAAAAATAGACATAAACACAGCACACAGTGACGTGATTGAGTACCTGATTTTGCGTATAAAAAAAGATGCTGTCAAAGCATCTTGTGTTTTGAATATTAAATTGTGTCACCACTGCCGATAATCCGTTTATACCTAGCCAGATATCGGCAAATGCTTGTATCGGATATATTAGT